CGGTTCTCGAAGCGTGGCCTGGACTTGGCGGACGCATTCTTTGACGTCGAGGCCAGGGCCCTGCTCGACGACGACTGGGTCGAGTACCGCAACGGCGGCTGCGAGAAGGTCGAAGGCGGCCGATTCGCTCCTGGCAACGACTGCGCATCAGACGGCGGCGGCTCGTCGAGCAAAGCCGACGACTCGTGGAAAGAGTCGAACGACTCTGTGTCTTTGTCTGGAAACGATCTCAAAGAGAAGCCGCCATTCTCGGGAGCAGAGAAGGCTGGCCGTGTCGAGATCGCCAACCCGAAGGCTCTCTTGGAGGGCATGTCCCAGGCAGGCGTCAAGTCTCTGGACGATCTCGCCGCCATGGGCGGAGCCACGGTGCGTGGCAGTGAAGTGGTTTTTTCTGGCGCCGGTCACCCAGAAATGGGTGCGTACCTCTCGGTCGAGAACAAAATCCCGGTCTCGCGCAGCGGCGACGGCTCAGAGGGCTACTTCCATGTCGGCGTCACTGTCCACAAAGAGGGCCGAGAGCATGTCTTGGGCCTCAATGAGATGTTTCCAACTCAGGAGGTCAAGGCCACTCGCGAGCGAGTCGCCAAGGCCACGAGCCTCATGCAGCAGGCGGTCATCGAGTCCATCATGGCCGCAGACAACTCTGGCATCGCTCGCGTCAAGATGTCTGCCGCAGGCGGACCTGAATATGACCTCAAGGGATACAGGCTCTGGCCGCAGTTCGGATTCGATGCCCCGCTTGAGCCGAGCCACAAGCACGCCCTGGCTAAGGCCCCGCCGGATGTCATTGAGAAAGTCATGCGAGTCGCGAGGCCCGACTTGTTTGCGACTCGCATCAAGCCCTCGGCTGGGGCTCTCGCTGCCGCGTTGCCGCATAGCAGCATCAACGTCCAGCACCTTGTTTCGTTCCGCGAGGGAGACCTCTGGTGGGACAACAATGGCTCTACGCTCGGCATGGTTCTTGACCTGTCGGACAAGAAGAGTCTTGGCTACGCCAAGTTTCAGAAGCGAGTCTCGCAACTCAAGAAACTTCGTGAAAGAAATCAAGAGCGGTCTTTCTTTCAGTGGCTCGACGAAGAGGCGGAGTTCCGGGCCGGGGCAGACTGCGGCCGCGCCGAAGGCGGTCGCTTTGGAGCAGGCAACGACTGCGCGAGCGACGACGGTGGCGGGAGTTCATTGCCAGCCGACGACGACGACGGCAGTCTCGAAATGGATGCCGAGGCAGTCTCCGCGTCGCCGCCATTTAAAGGCGCGGAGGTTCTGGACTCTTTCAGCGTCAACGACGTCCACTCTTTAAAGGGCATTCTCTCTGATATGGGGAGAGTAAAGACAGTCGAGAACGTGGTCGCGATCTCCGGAGGCGTTCGCCAGGGCGGCTCGATCAGCATCGACTCGTACGGAGAGTCGATCATCGTCAATTCGTCGATTCCAGTCGCCCCAGATGGCTCTGGCAGGCTCGGCCATATCAAGAACATGGTGTCGCTAATGAAAGACGACGATGGGAATCTCGTCGTCAACTACGACAGCATGTCTCTCGACTCAGGCGCCATGTCTTCGATCGACGGCGACACCGAAGGCGACTCGGCCGACAGGCGGCGGATCGTCAGTATGGTTCTTGAGCGAATGACCGAGTCCCTGTCTGTCGCAGAAGAATCCGGCGCGATTCGCGCCGACACGATTGCTGCCGGAAACTCAGGCAGTGCATTGCAGGGGTATCGACTGTGGCCGCAGTTTGGGTTCGATGGACTGATTGATCGCGCGGACATCGACTCAATCAAAGAAGACGTCAAACTTACCCCAGAGCAGAAGCGACGAGCCAATAGTGGAAGCATGACCGTCCAGCAGTTGATCGCCACTCCGGAAGGCGATCGCTGGTGGAACGAGAACGGGTCGACGATTGAATTGACGCTCGACTTCACCGACCAGACTACTGCGGGCTACAAGCGTTTCGCGCGGATGAAGAAGATGCTCGAACGGCTCAAGGAGCGAAACAAGAACCGCAGCGAGTTTGTTGTCGGGGTTGAGTATCGAAAAGACGACTGCGGTCGCGTCGACGGCGGAAAGTTCGGCCCAAAGAACGACTGCGCGTCTGAGGACGGGGGCGGAACGGCTGTCGAGGACAAGAAGCCTCGATCGACGAAGAAGCCAGGGGCGTTTCGCGAGCCGCTCAAGTGGCGGCCGGGCGACAGTCATGTCGACATCTTTCGCGAAGCGTCGCAGAACAATCCGACAAAGAAAAGCGAAAACGGAAAGAAGATTCTCTCCACGTCGATCCCTGGGGCGAAGGTCGTTCGCGGTCTGGCTGGCAAGGACGAGATCGAGCCGCTTGACGTTGGCAGACATCTCCTTGCGAGACAGGCAGAGCATCGCGGCCGGATTATAGACACCACGAAGTCGCTAAGCGGCGAAGACTTCGAGTATATGGTGTCTGGAATCGTCTCCCAGGTTGAGTCCGCCGTGAGTCGCGGCGTGGCTCCAAACTTTTACAGCCCAGAGGACCGCAAGGCTCAGGTCGAGGCGTACGCCGAGGTTCAGCCGCTCATGCGTGGAGGCAAAACGGCCTCCGGTTTTTGCATCGGAGTCGTGGGGCCCAATGGAGAGTGTGAGCCTTCGGACGGCATTTCTCCGCAGGCCGAGTTTCTGTTTCGCGCCGCGCAGGCGCTTACGTCTCCAGAAGCGAACCCATACGAGAACATGCTGCGAGCGGACTCAGTGCTGACAGCGTTCTTTGAAGAGCCAGACCCGTCGAAGGCAAAACTCGGGGCGGGCGTAGCGATGGCTGGTGCTGGCGCTCAGAACACTCTCACGAACTTCTCCAGGCTTCAGAAGATCATCGACCGCGTCGGGCTTGAAGAGACTCGCCGTCTGTTTTCTGGCCCATCTATCGCAGTGAAAGACTTCGAGAAGTTTTTTCTATCGAAGGTGCCAGGAAGCGATGGGGAGCGGTACGAGGCCAACAGTTATGCAGTCGCCGAAGTAGTTCCGCCGTTCAGCATCTTTGGCCCGAAGGTTGGGCCGTTCTTCGCGAACAACACCGGAGACACCGAGGCTTTAACGGCCGACATCTGGTTCACGCGAACGTGGGGTCGTCTCTCCGGAGAGTTGGTTTCGCAGACGTCAGCGGACAGAGCCAAGAAGCACGGCACAGAGTTGATGTCAGCCACAGGGGCAATTGGCCGCAAGGAACTCGCGAATCTCGGCCTGGATGGAAGAAGTTTCAGGACGCTGGTCTCGCGAATGAAGCAAAAGGGCGAGATCGCGCAGCAGATTGTCGATTGGGCAGAGGCCAGAGATAAGCAATACAAGAAGGACGGATTCCCGAGCCCAAAGAAGGGGACTGGAACAGAGAAGCGATACAAACTCGACAGGCTTGCCGTCAACATACTGAGCAATCAAGCAAGTCTCATGTCTCAGCCAGAGACGACAGTCATGCGATCGAACATGATTCGCGTGATGCGAGAGGCGGCGAAGCGAACTGGAGTTTCAGTCGCTTACATGCAGGACATTCTCTGGCAAGACGAGCAGGACACGTGGGGAATGCTTGGGTCGCGAACGACGACTGTCCCTGGGGTTCCATCTCTCTACTCGGACGTGATTCGCAAGATTGTCAATGAGCCCCAGAACCTGCATGACAGGAGGCGAGAAAGCAAGCGATCTCTCGGCGACGTCGAAGAGCCTATGCCGCTGCCGTTCTACGGAGACCAGAAAGGCGGATTCGAGCAGGCTGCGTACGACGGATTCATGTCCGAGATTAGCGACGACGAGTTCGCCGATCTCGCGGTCGAGTTCTTGCGACGTAACGCCAAGAAAGAATCCCGCGCCTTCTGCCCCACCGGCGAAGGCGGCGGCGTCGACAACTCGTGCGGCTCTGACGACGGCTCTTCTGCTGGCACGTCATCTTCGAGCCGCAGCCCCGAGTCCATGCCCAGGTCATTTCCTCGCGGCTCGGCGAAGTTCCGCGATGCCATCGACTCTGTCTCCCCAAGCCCGAAGTCGATCTGGGACAGGTCTCGCGGCCGCGCGGACACTCCGCCCGAGAAAGTCATCACCGCCGCCGCCGACGAGCAGGGTTCATCGGGCGCTTCGCTCACTCCCGAAGCCGAGGCGTCCTACAAAGACCTCATCGACGAGATCGGGCGGCAGTATGAGGCACTGACCGCTGCTGGCCTCAAGGCGAAAGCCTGGAAAGGCGAGGGCGAGCCATACGGAGACCCGCCGGGCAGCACGAAGCCAAACTCAGACAAGATGCGAGAAGAGGTCGCCAAGACTGGCGAGTTCTCGTTCTTTATGACCGACAAGGGCTTCGGCACTGGTGCAGCAACGCCAGACCACCCGATGCTTCGCGAGACGAAGTACAAGACTGCCGACGGCGAGCCGATGATCGCCAACGACTTGTTCCGTGTCGTGCATGACATGGTCGCTCACGTTCGCGGCGGCTACTCGTTCTCGGCCAACGGCGAATACAACGGCATGCTGACTCACGCCTCGACTCTCCCCGAGAGTGCATGGCCTGCGTTGTTCGCCGAGACGTTCGGCCAGAACGCCGTCTACGAGAAGACTGGCAACTACGCGCCGCAGAATGCCTACGCCTCGAAGGTCGGCCCAGAAATCATCAAGGCTGAGTTGGCGAAACGGAACCGCAAGGTCCGCCGTGCCATTGATGCTGAATACGAGAGCGACGAGCCACTTGGGTATCAGCACCGAAAGGTGCGGCCTTGGTTGATGAAGGGGGCGGCGGAGTCTCGCGCGTACTGTCCGACAGGCGACGGCGGCGGGATCGACAACTCGTGCAGTGCGTCCGACAAGGGGAAGGAGCCGATCCCTGCTGGCGACAAGTCTCTCAAGTCTTATGAGCCGTTCACGCCAGCCGAGTCGTCTCGCAACTCAGACTTCGCGATCCTGCCATCCGACGAAGACGCTATCTCATCGCTAAAAGAGCCGCAGAGAGAAAAATACGGGGCTCACAGAACTCTTCCGGCCGGGTATCTGCTCGACCTCCGAATCGACATCCCGGCATTTGAGAAACACGGCACTTATGTTGTCACTGCGCACGAGCATGTAAACGGCGCTGGAGTTGGGGCCGCGATCGGATACGACTCGATCATTCGCCTGAAGGGCGACGTGGACTTCCGAGTCGGGGAAACAGCCGCGACAAAGATCGCTCGCGGGAAGACGAACAAGAACACTCACTCGACAGTGAAGGGCAAGTTCGACCCGAGCCGAGAAATCCCTGAAGACATCGATGACTGGACTCCCGTTGGATACAACCCGAAGACGGCAACGTACTACTACGACAAGCGTAACGGAAAAGAGATTGTCGGCGGCGTTGACTCGATCAGCGTTGGCAATTCCGTTTTCGTGCGAATCCCGAAGTACGGCAACGGTCGAGACCCGTCATCGCCGCCTCGCAATGCTAAGACTGACTATCGCTCCGCCGACTGCGGGCGGGACGAGAGCGGCCGGTTCGGGCAGGACAATAAGTGCCAAGAGGAAGGCGACGGCACGTCGGATGAAACTTCCGGAGACTTTCGCACAGAAGCGGACAAGCGAGAGACTGCCGAAACATTCAAAAGCGATGCAGGAGACATCCTCGTTGTCGATCGCCGGGATACGTCAACGCCAGACTATCTCGACGAGATCGAGGGCCACGGCCGCGATCTTGGTCTTGGCGTGACATTCGAGGCAGCAAGGCAACTCCAGCCTGACAGTGACATCGAGACTGGATGGGGGCCGCTTGAGGCATACACAGGCAAGGCGTACGGATACTTCACAGGCTTCAGCAGCGACGGCAGCGACGAAATTGACACTTACGGCGCCGAGTACGGAGCAATCGACGACTATGCGGCAGATGACCTAAAGCGAGAAAAGAAGATAGAAAACGAAGAGAGGTGGAAGTCTCTCGACAAGAAGGAAGAGTTCGGAGAGCGATGGGACAGCATGACCGACGAGGAAAGGCAAAAGGAGCAAGAGGACTGGCTTTGGAAAGAGAATGAATTGATAGACGAAGAGATTGATCAGTTGCGAGAGGAGGCGAGAAGCGTCGCTGCCGAGCAGATGAGCAAGGACTTCCAAAAAGCCGTCGCTCGCGAGACTATCGAATGCTGCTTGCAGTTGTACAGAGGCCTGAGCGTCGACGCCCACGAAGCAGAGCAAATGCTTAAGTGGGGGTATGTGTTTCACGATTCTGTTAATAGTTGGACAACGTCACGCGGAACCGCGAGATCGTTCGGAGCGAATCGGCTTCTGTTAGTCGCCCGAAAACCTCGCGTTGGATATGTGTATTCGCAAAACACAAGAGAGGAAGCCGAGGTGATTCGCCCTCCGTCGAAGATGCGAATCACAGGAGCCGTCCGCACGAAAACAGGAATGGTGTTCTATGTCGACGAGGACAAGGATTACTGATGGCGACTTTGCTCGAAAGACTCGTTGGCAACTCGAAGTCCCTCGCTGGCCCTGACTGGAAGAAGCCGCAGCATTTGCTGGACGCAATCGCAGAGCGAAAGCGAAAGCGCCCTGCCGGTAAGAAGAGTTTTCGCTCTGCCGACTGCGGGCGGGACGAGAGCGGCAAGTTCGGAAGCGGCAACGACTGCGCGGCGGACGAAGGCAACGGCGGAACCGCCACCGCTGCTCCGTCTGGCGACCGCTGGTCGTCCAATGAGACTTTCTCGTGGCCTGAGACGTCGCGAGACACGTCGCCGCCGCCAGTTGGCGACGGCCGCTACGGCTCGATCAACGTCTCGGCCCCGAAGGCCGTGAAGGCGTCGCTTGACGCGGCTGGAATCGACCCGAAGTTGGCCCCGATGGTCGCTGGTGGAAGCGAAGGATCAGACGTCTTCGTCCGCCCTGCTCCGGACTTCTCGATGGAGTTCCCTGGCTCGAAGGTCACGCCAGTGATGTTCGCCTTCGAGCGTGACTTCGCCGGAGTCGAGAGCGGACTGCACGGCTCGTCTGTGATCGGCGTGACTGCGTCCGGCGAGGCTGTCGTCTACCACAGCACGATCAACGTGTCCGACCAGATCAAGTCTGACGACTCGAAGCGGCATGCCGCTGCTCGCGAGTTCTATCGGGCCATGACTTCCTCAGTAGAAGCAGCCCGCAAGGCTGGAGTCTCGCGGATCGTCCTCAATGCGGCCGGGAACTCTTCGGCCACAAAGGGCAGCGTGACGTCTACGCCCTGGCGGGGCTACACGATCTGGCCCCGCATGGGCTTTGATGCGCCGCTTCCGGCCAGCATCAAGGCGAAACTTCCGCCAGACTTGTCGCACGCCAAGTCTCTGCTTGATCTGCACGCCACCCCAGAGGGCACAAAGTGGTGGCGAGACAACGGCGAAGACCTCGACGTGACGTTCGATCTCAAGGACAGGTCGAGCCCGCAGGCCAAGATCATGGACAGGTTCATCAAGAAGTTCGGAGAGAGCCGCCGTGAGATGCCTCTGGGCTCCGGAGACGACTGGATGTCGCCTGAAGACCTCGTTCGCCTGGACGAAATGTGGCAGGAGATTTGGGACGACGGGGAACTGGACGACTACGAGTGGAATGACAATGCCTGAAAAATACTCCCACATCGACTTCACGCCTCCCGAGGGCGTCCGCAAGGAAGCCGAAAAAGGCCTCGCATGGCGTCGCGAGCATGGCCGAGGCGGCACTGCTGTTGGCATCACCAGGGCGAGAGACTTGGCAAACGGAGTCAAACTCTCGCCCTCCACAGTGCGTCGCATGAAGGCCTACTTCGATCGGCACGAGATCGACAAGAAGGGCAATGGCTGGAACCCCGGAGACGACGGATTCCCCTCGAACGGCCGCATCGCCTGGGCTCTTTGGGGTTCCGACGCCGGATGGGCGTACGCCCGCAAGGTCGTCGAGCAGATGAACGCAGCCGACGAGGAGGAGAGCCGCTCCCTTCGGCCCTTCGGCTCGACTCAGGGGATCAAACCCAAAGTCTTCGTCGTTCACGGCGCCCCAGCCAGCGGCAAGACGTCCTACGTGATGCAGAACAAGGGCGACAACGACGTTGTCTTTGACTTCAACAAGGTGATGAGCGCCCTGTCTGGCCTGCCTCCGCACCAGAAAAACAAGAACCTGATCACTTATTGTACGGACATACGAAGCCTTATTATCGAAAAGGCCCTTCGGCAGCCGTCGGTCGACAAGACTTGGATCATTACGACCCAAGTCGGCGACGACATGAAGGGCCAGTTGTCGGACATTCCGGTCGAGTACATCCACATTGACACTCCGAAAGAGGAGTGCCTGAAGCGAATCGAGGAAGACCCGGAACGACAGCCAGTCGCCGACGAGTTGCGAGAGGTTGTCGAGCGGTATTTTTCACCCGAGCAAAGGAGTGCCCCAGTGCTTCCCAACGTCGAGCGTCGGTTTCTTGGCAATTTCAGCAACGTCGAGAAGCTTCGAGTCGAAAAGCGGGCTGACCCAAGCACTGGGAAGCAGCAGACTTACCTTGTCGGGTATGCGGCCCGCTTTGGAAAAGACTCGTTGCTACTCGGGGACTTTGTGGAGAGAATTGACCCCAGTGCGTTCTCGCTTGTCGAGAGCCGCGAAGATGGCGAGGGGAGACCGCTGGAAACTCGCTGCCTGTTTAACCACGACCCCAATCATCTGCTCGGCCGATTCCCGACGACGATGAAGATGACCGTCGACGAGAAGGGTCTCCGGTACGAGTGCCTGCTGCCCGAGTCTCGCCAGGACATCGCCGAGAGCATCGCTCGCGGAGACTTGCGCGGATCAAGTTTCAGTTTCGTCGTCGCCGAAGGCGGCGAAAAATGGAGTTACGAAGGCGGCCGCTCGACGAGACTTGTAACGAAAATCAAGTCACTTCTGGATTGCGGCCCAGTGACCTACCCGGCGTATGGCGACGCAACTGTTGCCGTAGCCAAGAGAAGTTATCAGCAGTTCCAGAAGTCTGGACACGCTGAGTCTCGCAACAAGGTGAAGGCCAAGGTCGCCGAGGAGTTGGCGAAGACCAAGCAGTTCTTGCAAGAGCGTCGCGGGTTCTGCCCGACTGGCGAAGGCGGCGGCATTGATAACTCGTGCGGGGCTAGCGGAAAGGGCGGCGGCGATAGCAACATCGAAGCCGCCAAGAAGGCCAAGGATAAGTACGACGAAGCAGTTGCCTCTGACGAATCGACGAAAATCGGAGCAGGAATCGGCGGCGCGGTTGGGCTTGTTGCCGGAGGACTGCCAGGAGCCCTCGCAGGCGCTCTCCTCGGCGGCGCCGCCGGGCTGCTTGTTCGCTTGTTTACGTCAGACGGAACCGAGCCGGACGACGACCTTTCCCCGGCACAAGTTCCTTCTTCTGGTGGCACGAAAGACGAGCAGAAACTCGCTGGAATGATGAAGGCATCTGCTGTCGCGAAAGACGTTGGAATGAAGTCCAAGAACTTCAACGATGTTGTCCGCCAGTCCGGAAAGGGGTCTGACTTCAAATCAATTCCAGGCGGAGGATTTGTTGTCATTAAGGGGGATGAGTCGTTTTCTTTCCACTCGAACAAGTGGATCAACGAGGCTGACGGGCTTCAGATGGGATACGCGGAAGGCCCTGTTCTCGTTGGCGAGAAGAACTCGATTCACCCATCAGGCGTGTCGAAAGCCGGTCTGGCGAGGGCTGAAAAGATGGCAAGGACCGCAGGCGCTTCTGCGGTAACGACTGCCGTGAAGCAGTCAGACGGCGGCTCGATCAAGATTCTCACGGCAAATGGGTTTGTTCCGTCAACTTCTGCGATTGACGCCAAGCGTCCGGACGGTGTCGCTCAGTTTGTGAAGGTTTTGTCAAAGAAATCCAAGCGAAGCCTCGACGACTTGCGAGAGTTCCTGCAAGAGCGTCGCGGGTTCTGCCCCACTGGAGAAGGCGGAGGCATCGACAACTCATGCACTGCGACTGATGGAAGCAAGCCGCAGGGCGGCGGCGGAAAGCAAGATAAGCCGCGACCTGGAGGCGGCGGAGGCAAGCCGAAGTCTCCCCAAAGCGGCACGCCGAAAGTTAAGCCCCCGAAAGAGAAGAAAGAATCCGGCGGCTACATGGAGTGGAAGAAGGGCAAGGACAAAGAAGCCCAAGAGTTCATCGACAAAGCCCGCGAAGGCCAGTTGGCTCGCGGCGGCAAGTCTGGCGGCAAGTCCGACGACGGCGGCGGAGTCCAGACATGGAGTAAAGGCGACGACTTCCCGTGGACTACGAAGCAAGTCGGCACCGACAAGGGGTACGTGCAGGGCCAGCACCCCGATGGGAGCAAGACTGAACAGTATCCGTTCGACGGCGACGCGACCGATGCCTACAAGAAAGCCAGCGAAGAGATTGCCAAGAAGAAGGGCAAGCGGTCGCACGACGTGGTCCGCGAGACCATGGCGTTTCTCAGGGAACGAGCGAGATGAGTTTGCAGGCGAGGTACGCGAGCCTCGTTGCGTTCATCGAGGCCCGAGATCGGCAGTTGACTCTCCCAATGGGCGAGGACTGCGGACGTGAGTCCGGGCAGTTCGCTCCAGGCAACACGTGTGCCGCTGACGGCGGCGGGCAGTCTTCGTCGGCCGAAGCCCCTCGCCAAAGACCGAACACAGCAAACGGATTCCCTGGACGGTGGAGCAGCGACCGAGCCGTCTCGCATCGCGGCGGCATTCCGGGGCTTCCGGATATCAAAGCAATCAAGGTAGACAACGCCAAGACATTCTCGACGATCGCTAAGGAGTCTGGATTCGAGAGCGTGGCCTCGGTCGTGCGTTTCGGCGCGGCCGACGGGAAAAACTCAGAAGTGGATATCTCCACTGAGAGCGAGAGGGTGCGTCGCTCGGGCCCGACGGCGTACTCTCCGTCGGTCGTTGTCGACGCCAAGACGATCACCGTCGAGTCCCAGGCTCCCGTCTATGCTGGCGGAAGGCAAGGGCCAGGGCAGCGGCCAGTCGGATACGTTAGCCTCGATGTCGCCATCAGAAAGTACGGCGACGAGCCGCCGATCGCCCTCTACGGCCACTTCGACTTCGATAACGGAGTAGCGTCGGCGATTGAGAGAGAGAAGTCTTCGTCCCAGCACGGCGAGTCGCCAATCGAGCGGCAACTCGGCGCGATGGTCATTAGCAAGATGATCGCGTCGCTGGAGGAGGCCGAAAAAGCAGGAGTCTCAAAAGCGAAGACGTTCGCGGCTGGCGACGCCAATCATCCTACCTACCAGGGCTACAGGCTCTGGGGTCGATTCGGCTTCGACGCCGAACTCTCTCCAGCGAGAGTGTCGCGAATACTCTCAGAGATCGACAGCAATTCCCTTCCGTCTCCGATCCTGTCCCCGGAACACGAGGCAAAGGCAAGGCGAGGAGAGCCGCTCACGCTCCAAGACGTTATCAGCACGAAGGCTGGAGAGAAGTGGTGGTCGAAGAACGGCAGCGGCCTCTCGCTCACGCTTGATTTCAGCGACAAGAATAGCGCTGGCTACCAGCGGTACAAGAGAATGCTGGAGCGAACCAAGCAGGCCAAGGATCGCGGGCACAGATCATACGAAGACTTCTGCGAGTACGCGCTGACGACAGATCGAGACCTCGCCGAG